GGAAACTACATTTAAGTTTGAAAATGATTACTTCAAATTTGAGTGTAAACCGAGACCATAGTGAGGATACCTTAGTATCTTCACAGGCACATGTCGATCTGACTAATCGGCAACCCTCTATGGAGGATGAGATTTCATCAATTTCTTCATCAGAGGTACTATCCTCCCTCTTCGCAAATCAATGCGTTGAGACTTCTCGTAATGAGAATGTAGAAGGAGAGTACTCTGGGGTTAGTCCAGAGACTAGTTCTGACCAGGAAAGACTACGCTGTAAATCCAGTGGTAGTGAAATTTCCAATTCTGTGAATCTTATCGTTAAGGATTTTTCTTTAATGGATGAGGTGGTTTTGATAAAATCACGGTCAGGAATGGGTAGTAGTGCTGCTTCAATCTTCGATATTAGGACTTATCAACCTAGTAGGGAAGAGGCTACACATCTTTTAAGTGAACGCAATAGAACAACTAATAATAAAATAAATTCTGTTAATGCGATATTCACTTCTTCTAATGTTAAAGAAGAATTTCAAAACATCTGGGAAGTTGTAATCGATCTATATCGAGCAACTCTTCTCTACGGTTTCCAAATTCAATCTAAACAATTACGAACCGAAATGGTAAGAACATGGGTCAGTTTATCAACATTATGTTTAAACCTTCCTGAAGTTAAGACTATAAATGTTCCGGAGCAACCAGATAATAAAGGTTGCTCAAACACATTTGTGGTATCGAGATGGATGAAAGTGATTAAGTATAAATTAGCTGCATTCGCATCATGGGCAAAAGGCTCAAATGTTCTTCCTGTAAGTCCTTTTTCTATAAACGACAACCCATCAATACTACTTGGAAAAAAGTTCACAAGATTTATGAAAATGAATCAAATACTAGATTCGAGTAACAAAGGTATATGGTATATGTCATTGGTAGATACACTTTGTAGAGGTGTGAAGAAAGGGGCCCCTCGTGCAACTGATTCAGATTGTCTGATCAATTGTTATGAGACCTATCTTCTCTTTACTACTCCTAAGGAGAAACCCACATATCAAGATCTCACGATCGAAGATATGACAAATGAGGTGATAAGATCAGTGACTGATGTCATTGGTGCTGCACTGTTTGTACCTGAGTACACTCATTGTCCCAGTTTCTCTAGTAGTACAGAAGTTCCTCTCTATAAAGGAGGCCACGTAAACGTGGTTAAAAGGCATGTTCCGGCGAAACCAGTTGATGGTAAAGCTGAAGTATATGTTAAGCACGGATTAGCGTATAATCCTCAACCTATTAAGCATTTTAATCCTACTGAGTATGATGATCCTATTGTGAATAGGCCATTTGAAACGGAAGATTCAGATAAAGCTGTTGAGAAGTTTGGTGATTATAAATCTGTTAAATATCTCGAAATTAATATGAACCCTTTAAATATAGGCACAGACTTAGATATTGATGATTTATGTAAAATATGTTTAGATGAACCTTCTACAATCAAAACTATAGCTCTTAAAGAAGCTTTGAAGGTTCGGGGAATTACAACCCCATGCGCACTAGAAACTTGGTTGTT